GTTGGTCTATACTGTTAAGTCAGTGGCCGGAAATTGCCCGTCGATAGACATTTGCTTAGCAAGACGCTCAGCGGTGAAGTCTTTGAATTGTTGGGATGGCCGATCTGCGGCCTTTAGCTTGCTCTTCTTTAGCCCGCAGGATTTCGCTAAATCCGAGAAAGAAGCATCTTTCGGCAATGGCGAATCTATGCATGTCTTCAGGAATAGATTCAATGCCGCCTGCTTATCGGTAGCCGCCTCTAACACGTCCTCCGCCTCTTGCAGCAATACTGGGTAGTAGGCTGCCCGTGGGTTCGGTGTCTTGTAGCGTCTGGCCTGGTAAGCGTGGGCTGCCGTCTCAGCAAACCCCTGAACCGTCCCGTCTTGATGAACAGGCGAAGCCGAAACGGTCGGCCGGTCGGCCCTACCACCTACCTCTCTTCTCTCCTCTCCTCTCCTCTCCTTTCCTCTAGTCCCGTTTTTGTCCGCATGAGATGCGGACATTTTGCGGACATTTTGCGGACAAGATTCCTCTATCCTTTTCTTCTGTTTTCGCCTTGTTTCCAGCAATCTTCGCTTGGCTGACTCAGAGTTCCATACGTCAAACTTGGGAAAATGAATAGAACCGGAGCGTTCTTGGAGCCACCCTGATTCAATCATGGCGGCTGCAAATCCCGTTGCGGAAACATACTGATCTACCCATTGGACGCTGATGCCCTTTGCCATGCCGTCTTGAAGATGCCTGTTGGCCCAAGACCAGATTCGGATGAGTTTCCCCACCACCAAATCTGGCTCTATAGCCGTTTTGGCGGAGATACACACCACAGCAGGATCATCGAAAAGGTCAAGTCTGACTGCTAGCCAATCCCCTGCCATCGTCTCTACTCCATTGTTGCTTTGCTGGCTGTCTGCTTCCCCTGCAAACAATTTCACCTTGTAGACCTGGCCCATGTGTGATGAACCGGCCAAAGCTGATCGAGACTAGCCGCTGGCAATGCTTGCACGTGGCTTTCTGTTGATTTGCCTGCATATTCCCCTTAACTCCTTGTGTCGTATACCCGGTTTAGTGTGTGGATGTTCGTATTCATGGTCTTCCTCTGGGTCTGGCCTGGCAGTGATGCCGAACGCTTCGGAAAGATCAAATGCGATCTTGCGGACTTCACACGGATGCATTTCCGCCGTTTTCAGGTAGAACGCATGAATGATTTCATCGACGATGGTTTCATGAGTGGATTCCATGACTACCATTGCCCTGGCATCTCGATAATCACGGCCTGTCAAGGCCATATCATCAAGTACCCATTGCTGGAAATGTCCGCTGACTGATGGTTTCATTGGCAAGCCTCCAGCTCGGCTGATCCGTCACGAATCACGCCAGTTTTCCTGAGTTTTCCGCCCTTAAGGGCAGTAAATCGGCCCGATATAGAGTTGAATGGCCTGCCCATCATGGCGACAATTTCTTTGGCTGTATAGCGTCCACCATTGGCGTAAAACGCCATGATCTTTTCACGGTCGCCTTGGGCATCGACTCTGGCCCAGGCCGCATTGCTTTGTTCGTTCCCGCTGTGGTGGGATAGGCAGGGGTCTATGGTTTCGGTGGCCATGAAGTCTCCTTGAAAAGCGATACATCGGCAGTCTTTGCCGTGGCTCTGGTTAGGTTGTTTTTTGCTTCACCGATGTACTCTGGCTTAATCTCGCAGCCGTAGAATCGGCGGCCATGGCGCAGCGACTCATAGCCTTCGCTACCAATGCCAGCAAAAGGGCTGAAAACTATCTCGCCTGGATTGCTGTACAGTTTGACAATCCGGCGAATCACGCCAAGCTGGAGAGGGCAGATATGCTTAACATCATCTTCACCCTTGGCAGTTCTAACGTTTAGCGTTTCAGTTTCTTTGATGTTGTACCAGCAGCATTCGGCCCACTCGATCCAATCGTTTCGGCTAACTTGTTCCTCGGATTGAATCGGAACCTCATTGACTCCAGTCGCACGGAACTTAATTAGGTAATCGCCTAGCGTTCCACGGCTCTTAGCTCGATCTGATTCCAGACCGTTGAATTGCAGTTCCCTTGATTTCGTGCGAATGGCCTGGGCTTGCGGATTCTTTCGGACGATCCAATCGTATTCATATATCAGCCCAGCCCGTTCCCCAAGCCGGATATTCAGGCCACGAAAATCATGCAGGCCCACTTCCCCGCTTCGTTTGAGCCGTGGAATCTGCATAACGTGAACGATGGCAACCCGCCCTGGCTTCAGCACCCTAGCAAGCCCTGAGTAGAAGTAGCCTAGATGTAGCTTGGCTTCGTGCTTGAGGTCTTCGCTGTTGCCAATGTCACATGCCTCAGACGTGTAACTGTAGAGGGCTGGAAAGGGAGGCGAGAATACAGCCATATCAACTGATTGCTCTGGCATATCTTCCATCATGTGCGGTATGCAATCGCCTTCATGAATGGCCCATTGTTGATCGTCCTTAAGCAACATGTGCATACTCCTTAAAAATCCGTTCCTGAGTTTCGGTATCGTGCTGTACCATCGCAGCCTTGCGTAGTACGTTCTCCACCATTGGCCGTTCCAACTCCGTCACGGGAATATGAACGTGCAACGGCTTAGTTGATCCGTAACGGTTGGCCCGTTTGACAGCCTGATAATATTCCTCGTAGCTGTCTTGCAGCCCTGAGAAAATCATCCGTGTACAGATTTGCAGGTTAAGACCAAAGCCTAGTATCTTAGCTTTGCTGATGATGGTCTTTAGTTCACCTGTCTGGAATCGTTTGATGATGTCGGCCCGCTCCTCTTGTGGAGTCGAACCGTCGATATTTCCGGCGTCCGGCATGATCTTGGAAAGCAATTCTTGCTCACCGTTGTACTTGCACCAGATGATGATGCTTTCATCGGCGTGCTGCTTCACAAGATCGGCGACGTACTGAGGCTTCATCGTTTCGACGTTTCGCCCGTTGTACTTGCCCTTGGCAAGTTGCCCCATCTTAGAGCGGCTCACCATGCCGCCTGCATTCATTCCGATGAATAGGCCATCATCGTGTTGACGTGCCAGTGTCACTTGTTCGGTCGATAAATCAACTTGCTCAACACTTACATGAATCGGTGGAAGCGTTTGCGTGTTGTCTTTCCATCCATAGGTTGCAGGGTTGACCAAGAATATAGCGAAGTCTGACAGTGACAAGTAAAACGCTTTAACCGCATGGGCTTTTAGTTCCCATCGTTCGCATGTCTCGCCACGATTGATAAAGAACTTGGCGAGGAAGGCGTTGACGGTCGGGAAGGCGTCCATGAATACAGCATGATTTGCGTATTCGATTCTATCATTAGGTGCCGGGGTTCCTGTACAGGCCATCTTGAATGGTAGACCTTTGCCAATGTCGATGAGCTTGGTTCCCCATTTACCATAATGGCTCTTGAGCATGGACGATTCATCCAGGCCAATGCCACATAAGTTACAAGCATGCAGTTCGTCCTTAATGGATTCATAGTTAGTGATGCCAACTCCCCGGCCATCCTTCATCCATCGTAGCAAGTCCTTCGATGCTACTTGCTCGATCTTGTATTTGCTTCCGTAGAACTTCTCCGCTTCGCTTATGGTCTGCGGAATGACCATCAATGGCGATACGATGAGATAAGGCTTTCCAGTTTCCTTTGAAGCATGGCGAGCGTGCTCCAAAAGAACGGGCGTCTTGCCCATGCCGCAATCCATAAATACGCAAAACTTCCGCTTGCGTATGGCGATCGTGGTTATCGCTTGTTGATAGTCCATCATCCAATCGGGAGGAGTGTATTTTCTCTCTCGTTTGGTAGATGGTTTGATGCCAACGCGATCAGCGTACTCATCAGGGAACCAGGCTTGTCGGCCAGTGAATTTGTATCTAGGCAACTGCTTTACTTGCAGGAACCTGCGATAGCCTTCGATGGTATTGGGCATAGTGGCTATCATGCTGCACCCGCTCTCGACAACGGCACAATCACAGCAGAGAACGTGCCGGGGAAATCGTAGACTGAGACTGTGTTATTATTCACCCCCTTCATGGTCAGTTCCGTGTCTGCAGGCCACAGCCCCAGCAGATTGCTCATCAAGTCGCCTGCAATCGTCAATGACCTGGCCTTTTCATCGTATGCCACTGGCATTTCGATCTTGGCTTTACCCGATTGACTGGAAGATTTCGCCAAGAGCTTTGACTGTTCAAAAAGATACTCAATGCCTCTCGAATCTTCCGTCATCATGGTGGCAGCCTGCTTGGTCACACTTCGCAGTGAACCAGCGTTCAGTGCTACTTTCCAGTCGTACTTCTTCGGGAAAACGTCTCGCCAAGTCGGGAATCGCCCCTCCAAGAGGCGAGCGTTAATCGTTACGCCATCCACTGAGGCGTTGAACGAATTGGGAGTCAATCCAATCGTTACCTCGCCATCTTCTCCCTTGCACGAGTTCAATAGTAGGTTGATGACTCTTTCAGGGACAACGTAAGTACGATCATCGGCAACCGCAGTAGTACAAGGCAGTTCCTCAGTAGCCATCCATTTACCATCAGTGGCTACCAGAGTAACCTTGCCGTCGCCTAGTTCGATCTTCACGCCAGTCAAGGCGTACCTGGCTGATTCCCTCGCACAAAACGGCTCAATGCGTTTCAGCGAAGTAACAAACGGCTGTACTTCCATCGTAAATGTAGTGCTGGGATCGGCTGGCACTGATGACGGGAAGAGATCAGGCTTGTCAATGTCTTGGAGATAGGTTTCGCTGAACTGGCCACGAATGCAAAGGCTGTCATCGTCGTGGCTAAGTGTAATTTCCTCGTCTGTGCATTCGGTTAGCACCGAGACGAGCTTTTGAGCATTGGGAAGGGCTTCCCAAGTGTCGGGTTCACAGTTGACTGCTACCGAGATAGCGGCTTCCAGGTCGGTGCCGCTGACTATTAACGCCTTGGAGTCAAAGTGTAATCGCACCCCATGCAGCACGAGTTTCGGCGTATTCCTCGGCGTGATACTCGCTGCCAATCGCACGGCCCGTAAGAGTTGTTCCCGGTTGAATGTGACGCTCATTTGCTCTCCTTAGCTTCGATGTGGATATAGACGGAATGGCAAAGCGTGGATGCTTGGCCAGTGATGGTTATTTGTCGATTAGTAGATTGACAACCATACAGTAACGGTAGTAACAAGACGATGTAACGCATGATTTGGGCTTCCTTGCGGGGGTGGTGATTACTGAGTAGATCGGGCTGGACTTGAACCAGCAACTTTGGGGCTTGTCGCCTTGCGTCTTCCTTCCGCCACCGATCCAAGATTGCCCCATCCTCACCAAAGGTTCCCAGCGGGACACTGGGGGAGCTGGCCAAGGGGCTGTGGCCGGAGACGATTAAAACGGGATTTGGTCGTCTTTTATTGCGCCATCAGGAGCGAATTGCGGTTTGCTTTCGCTCGCAACATGCCCTTGCTTGACGTAGGTTTTGACGCCGTTTTTGTCTTCATACCCTTCATTGGATTGCACTTCAATGAAAAGCCTGGTTGACGTTCCCTGATAGTCACCTGGCTGAAAGGTTCCAGCCTTGAAGTCTTCTTCCTTGCCAAGAGATTGTGCCAATCGCTTCAACTTCCAGGTAAACATGGGAAGAGTGATGTAGTCAGTCACCAATGGAGTTGCGTTGCTGTTGTCTGGAAATACTTTCCAGGTCAGCACGCCCATTTGGTTTCCTTTTTGGCTGACCTTCTCTTCGTACTTTTCCAGTACAGCGTTGTATTCGCCTTCTGGCAACACTTGCACAGCATCCTTTGGATTGTAGTTCAACATGGTTAAGCGGCCTTTCCTGTCTTGGGTTCTGGTTTGGTTTGGGGTTGTTGCGATAGATAGTTGATGCATTTGCTGATGTCGTCTGCCTTCATGTCGGCGAACGAATCAGCATCAGCAGCCTTGAGCCACTTTTCCGTAAGAACCTCGGAATCCTTTCGGAATGCCAACATGGCTTCTAGCTGTACTACTTGTTCAGGTGATGCCATGATGGCTGGAGCCGTAGTGGCCTCAATAGACTCGCTTCCGTATCGCTTACTGAACTCAGAGTAGTTCCAGTCGAACGAACTTCCTTTGGGGAACTCTTCGTATCGTGAAGCTGTGACTACCGCTTTTCGGTTGACGACGTTCAGTGCAACGTGAAGCTCGTATTCCAGTTTGGGCCATCCATCAAACGTGGTTCCAGTGACCTGGCCATTCTCCCATTTGTCTTTGCTGTGACAAACGAGAATCAAGTTCATATCAAGCATGTCTGCCCATCGGATCAGGCGACGAACAAAGCGAATAGCTCCCTTCTTCTCTGCTCCAAAGGTTTTGTCCATGTCTCGGCCAGCGGTTGCCATGCGATCAGTGTCAGCAGCAATCTGGTTGTCGAATAGCTTTGACAATGAATCATAGATGATGGTGGTGAACTTGTGCTTGCTTGTACTCAGGGCTTTCATGGCAGTCAGAATCTTTTCGTGATCCTGGCTCCCCTCTTCTGGCCCAACGTACATTGATCCAGCTTGCTCAAGTTGGTTCTGGTATTGCGGTTCCAACGCTCCGCCTTCTGCATCGATGTACAGTGCATTCTTGAACCCGCAAAGTCCGTAGGTCTTGCCGTTCTTTGGTGGGCCGTACACCAATATCCTCGCCCTGCCACGTTTAGTGGCTTTGGGTTTTCGGGCCTTAAGTCCTCCCAAGTCCATTACAGTTCTCCATTCCCGTCTATCGCTTTGGCCTGGTAGAGTGACGGGCCTCTACCGCAGCCATAGGTTTCAGTGGGCCGTCTTGGAATCGAACCAAGTTAGTGCATGGGTTACGTCCCATGTTGCCTTCCATCAGGCTCCCGTCCCTTGTGCGAGCTTTATCATCAATCTCTCTGCAACTCCCTCGCTGTCTTTGCAGTTCATCCGGTCGCTATCCGGCCTTACGCTTGAAAATTAGCTCTCCACCGAATCAATAATCCAACAGCACAATGCACCCGCAGGAATGCCAAAGAACACCGCAAAGGCTAGGGTTATCATTTGATTGCTTCCTCCAAAGTCCTCTGTGCAATCAGCGGAGCGTTCCAGAATCCTAGCTTCCCTTTGCACGCAATCGGCCCGATCTTCACCGCACGTTCAAAGACCAGGAACACGTTGCAATCAGGGTTCCACCATTCGCTTTTGCGAATAGCTTTGGGTAGGTCTTTGCGTGTGACGATGGCAGAACACCAAACGGCACCGATGATTGAGCCAAGAGGCATTTCGCTAATTGAATAGCCTGACGGGAGAAATTGCTCGCAGTGTGGTTCTGGCTTTTGTGAGCTGTGGATTGCTAGCCAAGCAGGACTCCACGAGGGCAAACGCTGCCAAGTCCTGTTTTCCACCGGCTTAATTCCCTCTACTATCAGACTCGCCCAGGGCTGCTTGATCGACAAGCATTTGAACGTCTTCCGTCCACTCGCACCCACGAATCCGACTTGCCGCTGGTATTCGAGTTCAAGGTTGGTCATGACTTCACCCCCGGCGTACCAGCCTTCGCTGGTTCGGCCCAGCAATGAAAGTTGTGCTTGTGGTTATTCACTCGATCAGCCCAGGCCCGTGCGCCTTCTTCGCTGTTGACTGTTCCCATGATCTTCACGTTTCCATCACGATCCTGGTAGCAAACGCTCCACCAATGATGCTGGATCGCGTCTCGTGGTATCATTGCTCGTATAGTTTTCATGGCTTCTCCTAAGAATCCCATCCTTGGGTGAGTGACTTCCTGTCACTTTCCTCCTGTCGTCCTCCAGTGTCGTGGGTCTGATCTCTGTAATCAGACCAAGCTTGTCAGTGAGTTCTTTGCATTTCTGGCAATGCACCAGACACCCAATTGAGAGGCACGATCTTATCGGTAACTGGTAAAGCCCGAATAACTGGACTTTCTCCGGCATCCAGCAACGGCGTATCTGATTCCACCATTCCATTGGTAGACTCCGAAAGGTTGACGGTTTCTTCAGCATCCCTGATGCCCCGCAATACCATTAACAGTCCCAGTCCACGGGAAGCCTGCTTAATGGCCCGGTCAAGATCATGTATCTGACTTGCAGGAAGTTCGCTCGCAAATCGTGGCAAGAAACAAACCATTGCTTGCGAAGAATCACACAGATACCCATAGGCCTCGTCAAAGAGGGCTTGATTCGCTCGTATCAACTCGGTCTTCATCGTTCTGCTCCTGTACCCTGTTGCGGTGAATGGGAAATTAGGCTTCGACTGCATATAGCGTTGGCCCAAGGATTTTCTTGCAGTGATCGCACTGGCATTCGTGAATATGGCCAGTCATGCGGTTGATGTTGAAGTCGAAGTCAGGCTGTTCGTTGGTATCTGAGAAATACTCTTCGGCCTTCTCAGTCTCTTCTAGGCTGGCGATACGCTGGGTGAGCTTGCGGTACGTTTCCTTGGGCAATCCCTTCTTCGCTGCTAATACTCGGCTGACAATGCTCTCGGCCAATACGCTGGCTTTCAGGTCGTCGATCAGGGTTGAGGTTCGGTTTTTCATGGGAGGCTCCTGGAAAGTGGTGTGAAGATTCGTTCTTGGTTTTGGCTAGCTTCGTACTAAACGACGGCTAACGAACGGGGTGATTGAGTAAGTGAAGTCACCAGCCCGCAGCTTGTAACCGGCCACCATCATCGAAATCGCTTCTGATGCATCGATGCAAAGGGCTTGGGCCAGTGCTTTGATTGCATTGCCTGACCTTTGGTTGTGTTCTTCGAGCTTTACCACGTCGATGTACTGGCAGACGTCGATTTGCTTCTGAATTAGCAGGTGTCTGGGTTGGGTTCGGTTTTGCATGGGTGGCTCCTGGAAAGTGGTGACGGTTGTATCGTCCGTTTGCGTGATGCAATATTAGCCTTTCTGTATTGGTTGTCAATACAAAAAGTATTATTAATTTGATTTCTGTAGGAAGTACTTGTAAGATTGGTGACAGCAACGCTTTACAAGATTGGAGAATTGGTCAAAAATGTATCCCACTATGACCAAAGAACGCAAGAAGCGACCAGATAAGCCAAAGATTGGCCGTCCACTTGGGCAGACCTTCCCTGCCGAAGATTCACCTATACAGGCGAGGCTTGTTCCCGAGATGCGTAAAGCATTCAAAGAGCTAGCGGCCCGTAATGGCGTAAAGGAATCGGAAGAGCTTAGGGCTGCAATCAGGGAACACCTGATACGCCATAAGTATTGGCCCCCGCCCGCTGTTGTGGTTGAGTAGTAACGCATATCACACCCTCACGTTGATGAGGGAAGGATACATTGAGGCCTGTGCGCCAAGTGTGGTGGGAAGTGTGCAAAATAAAAGCAGCCGCTTGGGCTGCTTTTGTGGTAGTATTAGCTGGCTATTGGGCAGGCTGCTTCTTTACGAGGAAGTCATAAATGGACACTGAGTTGATTAAGTTTGCAACCGCTATC